ATCTCCATTTTGTGCTTGAACTTCAAAATTTTGATGTGAAGTTATACTTGTTTGTCCATTTTGAGCTGTTATGTTGTTTTGTTGATGAGCCGTTATATTTGTTTGTGATGTTTGCGATGTTATATTTGATTGTTGATGTGAAGTTATATGTACATCTTGAGTTGATGACGTTATACTTACATCTCCATTTTGAGAAACCACATTTGTTTGTTGATGTGATGTAACATTTGCTTGACCATTTTGTGCTACCATATTTATATTTTGGTTGCTTTGAATATTTATATTACCTGTTTGTGATATTAAAGTCATATTTAAATTTGATGTTGTATTCATTTCTCCATTTGTTGCTGTTACATGCAAATGACCTGTTGCATCTGTTGTACTTATTGTATTTGTTTCAATTAATATATTATCTATTTGAGCATTACCTGAAACTTCCAAAACTCCACTTATATCTACATGTCTAAATGAAGCATCTAAACCTAATCCTGTTAATAAATAGAATTTATCATTTACACCCAAATATTCTTTGTTTGTTGCTACTGCATTACCTGATGTTGTTAATTCATCATTTCCTAAACCCGTCCAATTTATTCCATCATATGAATATGCAGTTGTATGTGTTGCATCATCTGATGTCGCTATAAATCTATCTCCTACCCAAGATACACTTGTTCCAGTTGATGAACCTGCAAATACACTTGTTGCTCCTGTCCAACTTAAACCATTATTTGATGAATATGCTATCGTATTTGTACCTGTTCCAACTGCTACCATAGACATATCATTTGTACCTAAACCCATAACTTTCGTTGAAAAAATACTTGTTCCTAATCCTATCCAACTATATCCATTATCATTTGAATATGCTAATGTATTTGTTCCTTCTCCGCCTGCTACCCATCTATCACCATTCCAAATAATTGAATGACCTGCTGTTGAAAATATAGAACTTCCCAATCCTACCCAATTCATACCATCATCTGAATATGCTATTGTATTTGTTCCTTGGCCTACTGCTATAAATCTATTATTTCCATAAGCTACTTTATTACCTCTTGTACTAAATATTGATGTTGAATTTGGTACTGCTCTCCAATATAAACCATCTCCTGAATGTGCTATAGTATTTGTTCCTTCACCTACTGCTACATATCTTAATCCACTCCATGTTACTCCGTTTCCTGCTGTTGAAAAAATACTTGTTGATAATGAAACGTCTCTCCATTCTTTTGCATCTCTTGCAGAATAAGCAATCGTATTTGCTCCCGAACCTACAGCAATAAATTTATTATTTTCTGTACTCCAAACTATATCATTGCATCCTGTTGTTAATACTCCATTTCCTAATGTAATCCATTCTTCTCCATTATTTAATGAACGAACCAAGGTATTTGTTCCAGAACCACCTGCTACAACTACTGATTCTTGATAATTTATCATTTGATCACATGCACAATCTTTTGGAACATATTGGTATGTTGCTGGTATGTAAATTTCTTGAGCACTAAAGAAATTCTGATTTCCATTATTAAAACCTAAAACCCCTGAATTTACTACTATATCAGAATCAGGTGCTTCTATTCTAAATTTTAAATAATAACGCACATCTTCTTGCGTTGCTGGTGAATCTAAATATTCTAAATTATATATACCATGAGTTGTTACTCCTGTTATTGAACCCAAACTACTATCTGTCATTAATACGTCTCCTGTGCTTCCTCCACTGATATCTCTCATTAATTGAAAAGTTATCAATTGTTCTGTTCCAGCTGAACTTTTATAGTTTATTTTCGCACGTACATGAACTTTTGAATTTATTGTAGATGGTGCATATTTTAATGTATAACCAGCACCTGTTAAATCTACATAACTACCATTTAATGTTAGACTTGTTAATAGTGAAGTTGGATCAGCAAAAGAATAATTATTTGCAGAAATTGGTATTCTTATATTTGCATCTGTTGTTGTTAAATTTTTATTTAGTATTTTAAATCCCACTAAATCACATAAATTAAATGAATGATCATTTTCATAAAAAACTATTTTATTATTTCCTGAAACTTCTAATATTAAATCATCGCCACTTATTGCTCTTATATTATGTGCATGCATCAACCAAGATTTTTCATAATTATTAAAATTTGATACTATATTAACTGATAAATCATCCATATTATACGCTGGATGTTTATCTGTATAATGACCTCCACTTGTTAAACTTGATGGCATTTTACTATAAATATATATTAAATATAATAAATGTTTACAAATATTATATTTAATTTTTAAATAAATTATAATAAACAATTGTAATAAATATTACAACTGACAACATACTTATTATTATAGTCATTTCATCTAATTTTGATTTATGTAAATAATATAATAGTGATGCTAATCCTACCCAAACTATTCCTCCAATTATTGAATGAACTAAAAAGTGTGTCGTTAAACTTTCATTCAAATTTCTCATATATTTATATTGAATTAAATTTACTACAAAAAAACTACCTGCTAAAAATGCATATAATCCAATTAATGATTTCGAACTTTTTATAATATCCATTAACGTTAAAATTATTCCCAAAATTATACCACCATATATGAAATTTACTGCAAAAATTTTTGTTAAATCCATATTTATATAATTATATATTTTATTTTTGAACTTAAAGAAACCCAAAAAACCCTATTTTTCGTTTTTAGACCATTATGCTCACAAAAAATATTTTATATATCAAAGTGCACAATTTTTGAAATTTCCAAAAGTCAAATTTTTTTTCAGTTTGGACATTTTTTTTGTCTAATTTTAAATTTAATTTTGCCTTTACGAAATTCCGCCAAACTTGCACTTTTTTTTTGGTTTTAGACCATTAAGATGCAAATATGTTAAAAAATTATAAAAACTTTTTGTGATGCAAAAAATATTTTAAAAAAAAATCCACCTTTTTGAAAATTGGACATTGACGAATTTTAGCAATATTGCGCAATATTTATCAATCAAAAAAAGTGGAAAAAGTAGCAAAATCAATATTTATCAATATTAAGCAATCAAAAAAGTAGCATAAAAGTAGCAATAATTTATTATGACGAGAAAAGATTTAGTAAAATATGAATTAATAAATTTTATTAAACGTAACTAAAAATCGTCAATATTTTTGGTGGAAAAAAGTGGACCAAATAGCAAAAAGTGGAAAAGGTGGAAAAGTAGCAACTTTATAAAAACTATCAAAAAAATATTTAGAAAGTTTTTATTTATCAATATATATCAATATGGAAAAGGTGGAAAAAGTGGAAAATTTTAAAAATAAGAATTGGTATTGCGAAACTTGTAATTATTATGCTAAGAGAAGTGATTTATATAAAAAACATTTATCAACCGATAAACATAAAAAAAAAGTTTTATCAACACAAAAAGTGGAAAAGGTGGAAAAAGTGGAAAAAGTGGAAAAGGTGGATAAAAAGGTGGAACATGAAGAATTAAAATTATATGAATGCACCATATGTAATAAGCAGTATAAATGTAATTCGGGATTATGGAGACACAAAAAAACCTGTGTTCCAATTGAAGAGACGCAAATAGTAGAGAAAACGGAAGGTTCAAATGATTATAAAGATATGATATTAGAATTAGTGAAAGAAAATAAAGAGATGCGAAATATGATGGTAGAACAACAAAAAACGATAGGAGAATTAATACCGAAAGTAGGTAATAATAATTCAACAACAAATAATAATACAATAAATCAGAAATTTAATATAAATGTATTTTTAAATGAACAATGTAAAGATGCAATAAATATGAGTGATTTTATAAAACAGATAGAAATATCACTAGAGCAATTAGATTTTACGAAAACAAATGGATTAGAAAAAGGATTAACTCACGCGATAATGGAAAATATGAATAAATTAAGTGTTTTTGAGAGACCGATGCATTGCACGGATGTAAAGAGGGAGACATTATATATAAAAGATAATGATACTTGGGAAAAAGATAAAGATAAATCAAAGATAAAACAGGTAATAAAGAAAGCGTCAAATAAGAATTATACGGCATTAACAAATTGGACAAAAGAGAATCCAGATTTTATGGAAGACGATGATAAGCAAATGTTTTATGCGAAGGCGATGTCGAAATTAGGGAAACCATTAGATGGAATAGATGATAAAGTAATAAAGCATTTATGTAATAATACAAAAATAAAAGAAATAAAAGATGAATAAATATTTATAATAATTTTAATAAATATTTATTTTTTATTTTTTTTCCGGGTTTTTTTACCAGATGCGCTAGAACTAGGAGATGCGCTAGAACTAGGAGATGCGCCAGGATTAGATCTTCTAGTTCGTTTAGCATTAGGGCTACTGGAACTAGGACTTCTTTGTCTTTTTTTAGATTGAACTTTTCTTCTTTTGCGCGTGTTAGAATTACTACTTGATGTAGGACTTCTACTTTGTGCAGGACTTCTTCTACTTCTTTTTCTTCTCTCTTCTCTCTGTCTTCTTTCTCTTCTTTTTTCTTCTTCTCTTCTTTTTTCTTCTTCTCTTTCTTCTCTCTCTCTTCTTTCTCTTCTTTTTGTTTCTTTTCTTTTTTCTTTTCTTCTCTTTCTTCTCTCTCTTCTCTCTCTTTTCTCTCTTCTTTTTGTTTCTTTTTTTTCTTTTCTTCTTGTTTCCTTGCGATTTGCTCTATCCAAAGCAGTTAGAGCTGTTTCTTTAGCTTGTCTTTCTAGAGATCTTCTTGTATCCATTCTATCTCTAGAATTTACAGCTGCTTCTCTAGCAGTTTCAGCTGCTTCTCTAGCAGTTTGAGCTGCTGTTGTTTCAGCTTGAGCAGCAGTTGTAGCAGCTTCTGCAGCAACAGCACGTTTTCTTTCTTCAGATCTTCTTGTATCCATTTCATCTCTAGCAGTTTTAGCTCTTTCTTTAGATTCTCTTTCTCGAGAAGCACGTTTTTTTTCATCATCAGCACGTTTAGTTTGATGTTCAAGTTCAGATTTTAAATTTTCAATTTTTTCATTTAATTCTTTTTTAGAGTCTTCTAATAATTTATCCATTTCATTTTTAGCTTTTTGAATGTCTTGTGATGTATATGTTTCACCAGGATGTAGTGTATGCCATTTAATATCATAATCTGAAATTCTTTTTCCATCTTCATCTTTAATTTCTGAAGTAGAAATATAAATGGTATTTGGAAATTCTTTAGTAAAATCTCTCATTGTTTGTTTTTCAATAACAATACCAGGATGTAATAAAGAACCTATTTGGCCACAAAATTTATCAAGTGTATGCAAACAAAATAAAAATTTAGATTCTATAGTTGAATCTTTTTTTCCTAAATATCTTTGAAAAGCAATAAATGCAAGTATTTGACCTAAATCACAAACAGTTTTAAAATGTAAATTGAATACATCTTTCATGTCACCACCTATAAAATCGTTAACAGCCATATTTAAAGTAAAGACACCAGAAACAGTTTTAGATTTACCAGATACATCCCGATTGAACCATTTACTAATGGTAAGTTTAGTATTACCTTCATATTTAATATGCATAAGTTTAATTTCTCCACACTTAAAAATAATTTCTAAATCATAATCTTGAGGTTTTCTATCAATAATTGGTATATTTTGCACTATAGAAGGTATTTTTTGAAAATTACTATCAGTAGCTCCATCAAATTTAGTTGCTTTAGTTTTTATTAAATGAACATTTTTAATTTTATCTTTTGGTATATCTTCACTATTAGTAAACATTTTAACAAGTTCAGTAATATAATTAGTAGATTTAGAACTTCCTTCGGCGTCTACTGTAAAAATTAGATTAGGTAAATATGCAGTATCTCCAGTAAAAGTACAAGAGTTATGTTGGTCAAGGTTTTTATATTTATTATGTTTAATACATAATAAACCATGTATAAATCCTAAGGTAGTAATATTAGATTTGACATCATCGGTTTTTTTTATATAATTAATCGGCATAAATCCAAAAAAATCAGTTATAATATCAGATATGGTATGTAAATATTTTTGAGAAATTCTAAATTTTCCTAACTGAATATGTACATTAATTTCATATAAAAGTTTGGCTATAAGTATAATAAAATATACATTATTTTTATTGTTAGACTTATGATTTTTTTTAATTTCTTCAAAAAGTTTATTATTATATCTCTTCATTTTACCAACACCTTTTTCTTCAGGTCCTGTATATTGAAATAATAAAGTTGTATCATTTTTATTATATAATTTATACTTGCCGCAAGTATGTAATGCTGTTTTACCCTTTATTAATTCTAAATTAGCGCTATTGTTTACTTTAGTTGGTCCATTCTCTAAAATCGTTTTGGGGCTTGAATTTCCACCAACATCTGGATAAACAAATTCAATATTTTTAGAGGAGTTAAATAATTGTATAACTTTTTTGAGTTCTTCGTGTGTAGATTTATCAATTAAATTAAAACAATCGTTTTTATATTCATTGGTTAATAATTTAAGCATTTCTCCAGCATATATTTTAGCATTTGCTACAGTCATTTCAGGTTGACCTTTTTTACTCTGTTTTTTTGATATCCCTTCTCCTTCATCTTCATCATCAGTTTCTTCTTCATCTTCGTCCTCTTTTTTTGGAGGATTATTTGATTTAAAACGTAAATAATTAGTAAAATCATGTAATGAATCTATATATAATAATGTTCTAAACAATATAGCGGCTTTTAATGGGTCTTCTTGATAAGAAGCACCATGTAATTCTTTTAATCTATCTAATAAATCTATTGTTTCTCTAATAGTTTCTGGTTCACTCATATTATATAATGTAAATATTAAAATACTAAATTAAAAATATGTAGATTTATATAAATATGGCTTCTAAAAAAAAAAGATTAAGAAAAAAAAATAGAAGGAAAGTAACAAAAAAACATATAAAAAAAAATAAAATACAATATGGAGGAGGTGTCACCGTCTGCGAGGCGCTCTTAAATAGAATAACAAAAGATATAAATGGTACAGGAGAGTATGATTATTTATCACCAGGTCATAAAAAGAGTGGTAAACCTGCTACGGTGGTTGATTTTAAAATTGATGAAAAATTTAAAAATGCATTAGGAAATGAACAAGACAAATCAGGCGAAGGATTATATTTTTTATTAGATCAAGCAATAAAAGAAGTTCCTAATAAGGCAGAGGCGGATGATCAAATTAAAAAAAAAATACAAGGTCTTTTTGTGGATTTAAGTAATGTACATAGACTTGCAACACAACCTAATATTAATGAACCGTCTGAAATAATAGACGAATTTAATGATTTAAAAGGAAGCATCACCACGGCGGATAAAGAAGCAATAAAGAAAAGATTAGATATGATTTTAGGTAATAAAGGTATTTTTGGTGGTGGAGTAGGAGACATGCCTTCAAACTTTGGCTTTCAGTTAATTATACATTTAATGAAATATTTAGTTAAAAAGTATAAACACTATTTTAAAGAAAAATTTAAATTTAATGCAATGTTAGGAAGTTTATTAGGTGCAGATAAATTTATCAGGCCATTTATGTGTTTAAAAGCACCTAACTCTATGTCTTTGTCAAAGCCAAAAACGTTCGGGGATGACACAAGAACCCCGGTGTTTGATTTACACCTTTGAACATTTAAAACGCAGATTTTTATCTTTGTATTATATAAATGAAATCAACTTTATTAAAAAGACAAATTATTATGTTTATCGTAATGGTTATTATTGGTATGCTATTCAATCCTATGAACATTTTAGCATATAGATTTTCAGACTTATATATATCGCAAACACTATTTTATGGTGGTTTATTAATGGCTTCAAATATGATATGGGCACACGAGATTGTTCATTATTTATCAATGGGGCATTTTAATATGTTAGTTTTTTCTGTTGGAATTATTTTATCTATTAGTGTATCAATACTATTATTAAGACAACAATTATTAGTTGATGATAAACAATGGTTAAGAAGAATGATACCGCATCATTCCACTGCATTAACAACAACAACTAAATTATTAGAAAAGAATGATAACTTTAAAGATAATCCAAACTTATACAGATTAGCAAAAGAAATCATTGATACACAAGAAAAAGAAATACAATTAATGAAATCTATGTTATAAATAATTAGTCACTTTATGATTGCGTATATTTATATTTTGATGAATTAATGTATCAATACTAATAATAATTGTAAATAATAAAATATTTAATAGAGTTCTTTCTTTTTTATTAACAAAGAATATATACAATATGTATATCACTAATAATAATAAAATATTATGCATAATACCTTCCCATTTTGACCATTCGTAAAATTTTTTTAATATGTTTTGCATTTATAATATATATCTTATATAGAATAAAAAATAATATTAATATGATTAATAAATTAACTATATTTGGTAAATATAATTTGTATAAAATATTATCTATATATTGAATTAATTTAATATAGAAAGGAGCATCGTGTTTATAATGTTCAATATTTTGTTTATTATACTTATCTAAAATATAATTAGCAGTTATTTTACCACTTTCTATGGCACCTTCCATAGACCATATATTTATACTTGTTTTTGTATGAGCACCTGATAAAAATAAATTTACATACTCTGTTTTTTGTAAAGGACGAAATTTTTCATTATAAATATTATTAACCCATTTTTTATTTGTTTGTTCTTGAATACCATTGTTGAAATTCCATTCATACCATATTTCAATATATTCTATATCTTCTTTATTTATATAAAATCCATTATTATCATATATTAATTTTCTAAAACTTTTTGAGCGTAATATTTGATATATAATTTCTTTTTTTAATTTTGCATTATCTAAATGTTCGGCGTTTTTATTAAATATTTTACCCTTTTTCTCAAAATCTATTATTGTTCCACTCCATAACGACTTAATGTTTGGTTTTCGTTTCCAATGTTTCTCTTGTGGATACCAAGTAATATTAAATTCACTATCATTCATAACAAAAGCAATATTATCAATTGGATACTTAATTTCTTTATTTATACCTATACGAAATGATATTTGCTTACTTTTTGTATTCTCGGTTAATGATTTAAAATTATTATATAAACTTTGCATTTTACTATTTCTTAAAATATCTAATGTATTAAATGGATTAATTGATACTATATATTCTTTGGATCGTAATTGTTTAATAATTCCATTTTGTTTAATTTCTACTGAAGTTATATTATTTTTTTTATAATTTATTTTTACCAGTTCTGTATTAGTCAAAATATCAACACCTTTTTCTTTTAAGTGTCTAATCCACGGATCAATCCATACATCGTTTGTAGGACCATTCATAACATGCCAATTATCCGTTGAATGATGGGTGTAATTATTTTCATTTGAAGAATGTGTATGTGTATATTTTTTTTTATTTATTTGCGAAATAACTGGAAAATGAAATAAATGTCCCATAGATAATTCATTTTTATTCATTCCATAACCTGGTCCTGTTACAAAATTAATTATATGATTATATCCATCATTTGATAAATATTTTTTTAAAAATGGTTGTATATTATAAGAATAATAATACTCTCTTCTATTATCGGATAATAAATAATTAATACCTATATAGTATAAAATTATTCTATCTTTAATAGTTAATAATGACTTATAACCGTATTCTTTATCATATAGTAAATGAAAATCTATAGGAATGCTTAAATTATCAAACACATTTGTATCATAATAAGGTATCTCTTTCATTAATTGGAAAGTATTTTTATAAAACGGGGCATAACCTCTCCAAGAGTGTTCTGAAGGAAATAAATTTTTGTTTGTATCACTTCGTACCATTCCACCTAATTCATTATCTTTTTCAATGATTAATATCTTAAACTTTTTTTTAATTAATTCGTGGGCTAATGTTAATCCTGATAAACCACCACCAAAAATAATTATATCATACATTATATTATATATTATATATAATATAATGTATGATATATTATATATAAATAATATGCCTACTCATAAAAGTAATGATTATAAATTATCAGCAGTTAAATACTATTTATCACATTCTAAAAATCAAGTCCATACTTGTAAAATATTCGGTTGTTCTGAAAGAAGTTTAATGAGGTGGGTAGATAAATATAAATCCACTAATAACATTACACGAAAGAAAAGAGATTATACAGCATATAAAATTAGTAATAGTCATATTTCATTTATAAAGCACCAACTTGGGAAAAATAAAACGATTACTATGGATGAGTTATTAACTAAATTAAAAACAAAATATCCAGATTTAACACTATCAAGAGTTCATTTGGGAAGAATTGTTAGAGATATTAATATTACACTAAAACAAACACGATTACGACATGTTTCTAAAACAAGATATAAAAAACCAATTATAATAAAAAATCAAATCAAAGAATTTTATAGTAAAATAAAACAACATAGTTTAAATAATATTATATGCATTGATGAAACTTCATTAAACTCATTTATGATTAGAAGAAAGTGTTATGAAGAATTAGGTAAAAGATGTATTGTTAAAACAGAAAGCCAAGAAGTATTCAAAAAATATACTGGTATATTTGCTATTTCTTCAAAAGGTGTAATCGGTTATGAAGTATATAAAAAAGGAGGTATTGATAGTAATAGGATGGTTGATTTTATTAACAAATTTATTAATGGAAAGTACAAGAATAAATTAATTATTTTAGATAATGCAAGTAGTCATAGAAATCAACTTGTTAAAGATGCAATTAAAAAGGATAATAACTTATTATATGCTGTTCCATATCAACATTATACAAATGCGATTGAAGGATACTTTAATGTATTGAAATCACGATTACAGAAGAAAAAGGGATTAACATATAATGAATTAGTTAATAATGTAAAAGATGTATTGCATGAAATACCAATACATATTTATAAAAATCTAATAAAAGGAGCATATGATAGGAATGAAAAATATGTAAAAAAATCATCAACAAGGAAAAGAAAACCTAAAAAATATTTGAATTAGGTCGGCGTTTTAAATGTTCAAAGGTGTAAAAAATAACCCTAACCCAACAGATGATGAATATTCAGATGGATTAATTTTTTTAATAAAATTTATTCGAACAATGAAAAATGACATTTTTTGTTCTGCAGAACCTGAAGCAATAAAAGAAAGTTCATGTCATGAAGGTAATACATTTAAAAAAATAGAAAATGCGACAAAATTTTTTTCAGACTTTGCTTCTTTAATAACATTAGTAAATTTAGAAGGAAGATCTGATGAAGATATACATAATAGTTATATATTAGGACAAGAAATAATAACTAAAGAATTACAGAATTTTAATACATTAAGTAGTCATGACCACAACGTTACAATACCACCTGAAGATGATACAGGTACAGGGAAAGAAGAAGATACTGGAATAACAATTAATATGGATCCAAGTAAGGAGGAAGAAGAAATAATGGAAAAATTAACTAAAAACACAAAAAAAGATACAAAAAATGTAGTATTACTAGAAGATGTTGAAGACAATGTTAAAGGTTCATCACAAAAACCAACTAGTAAATATATTTTTGTTAAAGATACACGAGATGTATGTGAAAATCCTAAAGGTAGTCCCAGAGCTACTAATCGACCACCATTTCAGATGAAAGGTTTAGCGGATGAAAATGTAGATATTTGTTTTTTTTGTGGTTGTAAAATGAAATTAGATGAAGATGATCGCGGAGTTCAATGTGAGCACATTATTTCATCATCAAGAATGATTTATTGTTACAGACCATATAAATTAGAAGATGTTGAAAAAGGAAGGGCAGGTTTAACTAATAATTATACATTTGCACATGCAGAATGTAATAATATGGCATCTGATATGGATCCTATTACAAAATTTTATGCTATTAATAATAAATTATTTAAAAATAATTTAAAAAAACCTCCTGTGGTATTAAGCACGGAGATAGATATTCCACCTATGATATCACGTGTTATGTGTCAAAGATATGAAAAAATGAATGAATTAGGTATTGATGAAATTCAAAATTTAATTTATAAAATAAAAAGAAATTTAATTTGGGGATTATTTTATAGACATCATAAGCTAACTGTAAGACAACAATCTTCAGCTGAGATAGTAAATTCATTAGGTCTAAAACATACAGTACAACTAGAACATAAAGAGAGAGATGATGCCAGTGAGAAAACATATCAAATAGAATATGCACACGTGAATGTAGATGAAACACTTCTAGAATTAAAAGGATATACAGAATTAATGAAATATATACAATCTTTTATTGATATTAATAAAATTACAACCTTATCGGATTTATTTCAGCATGATGATTATGAAGAATTACGTAGTGCAATATACGAGTATGGAGTAAAAGTGGGTGACGAGGGAGCTATAGCTGAACGTAAAAAATTGAAAGATGCAAACTTTATAAAAACTTTTAAATTATCAGAGTTAAAACAGAAAATAGCAGAAGCAGAACAAAAAGCAGATGCAGAAACTAGACGTAGAGTAGCGGAAACTAGACGTAGGGTACTACTAGAATATATATTCACAGATGATGGATTATTAAAAATCACAGATGATGGAATATTAAAAGTTAAAAGAAATAAAATGCAACAATTAAAAGAGAAAATAGATAAATCACATATAGAACAATTGTTGGATCCTATAAAATCTAATGAACAAGTAATAGAATATTATAAAAAAAAAAGAAAACTACAAGAACTAAAAGCAAAACAAGAAAAAGATGAAGATTCAGAAGATGAAGATTCAGAAGACGAAAAAGTTCTTGGAGAAGAAAAAAAAGCCATAGATATTCTTCAAGAACAAGTTAATTTGATTAAAAAAGAAATAGAAGAAAATATAACACTCACGGATGCACTTATTGAATTAGATAATATATTAACTCCACAATCAGGTGGTAATACAATATTATCATATCAAGTTATTAGGTTAGATAACCCATTCAATGAAGAAGAAGAAGAAGAATATATTATATATGAAAAAAACATAGAAGATAAGTTTAGTATGTTTGATACTAATGAAATGAAAAAAGTTAAAGAAATTTTAAAAAGTAAATTACAAGAAGAATATAGTGAACCTATAATTACTGAAGTACCACAACTATTAGAAGATGCAACAGCGGCGGAAGCGAGGGCGGCGGAATTTGAGGCGGCGGCGATGGCGGTGGAGCCAACGGCGGCGGAGAGGGCGGAGGTGGCAAGGGCGGGAGATTTAGATGAAGCAGCTGCGACACCGCTACCAGATTTTCAGCCGGCGGGGATTGCGAGTGGCTTGGTGGATAACGAGGATGAGGAGGTGATAGAAGGTTTGCCGGCGACGGAGGCGGCGGGCTGGGCGGAGGAGGCGAGTTTAGATGTGGACTCACAGCCGCCAACACAGGTTGTGGGTGAGGAGGTGAATGAGGAGGAGGGCGCGGCATCGCAGGCGGCGGAATTTGAGGCGGCGGCGGGGGAGCCGGCGATGGCAGGGGAGGTCGGTCTGGGTGTGGAAAAAAGGATGGGGAGACCCAGAGGTCCAGGCAAGCTACAAGCGATAGTAGCATCAAGAGAAAATACAGGTGATACAGTTCCGGGTGAGGTTTCTAAAGAGCAAGCTGAGAGTTTGGAAGAAGATCGATATCGGTCTTTTTATGAAGCGCCACCAGGAGAAGTAAGGGAAAGGGTGGAGGAAGTGGTTGCAGATGCGGAAGCAGTGGTTAAACCATTTGAGGCCAAACAGGCCAAACCAAGACATCAATCTCAATCTCCAGATCGTAGTGGTTCTGCTGAACGTAGAGGTTCTCGTAGTCGTAGTCGTAGTCGTGATCGTAGGGCTTCTTCTCAATCTGGATCTCCTAGGAGTTCTTCTGAACGTGATTCTCCTAGGGGTTCTTATGAACCTCAAGAAGCGAGTTCTTCTCAACCTGTACAAGCAGAAAGTAGTATAACAGGTAAATTGCAACAGAATATAGGAAAAGTAGTAAAGGCAAAACGTCTAGCAGATGCAATTGAAGATGTAGGTATAGATAAAGGTATAAATTCGCCTCGCCGGACGGGACCTCGTGCAACTCCTCAACCACGTGCACCTCCACCTGTACCTCCACCTCAAACTCAAACTCAAAGAACACCTTTTGCCGAAGGTAGTTCATATGAAGATTCACCAATAGGAGCTCGGGCGTCCCTCAGTTTTACACCTAAATCTGAAGCACCAGGAGGAGTAAGAAGAAGAACTGGACCCGAAACTGAATTAAAAATACCCGGCGAAGCTAGAAAGCCAGGTAGTAAAATAGTTGGTGGTAGAAAAACAAGAAAGAGAAGAAAAAGAAAAGTAAAAAAAACAAGAAAAAAGAAGGAAAAAAAGAGAACAAAAAAAGGAAATAAAAATAAAAAATGATTATTATCTATATTTAATGGAGGTATTAGATTTAAATATAGATAATTATGAATATGAGGATATATTGAAATTATTTGATTTGGATTTAAATTTTGGAGAGAGTGAAATAAAGAGAGCGAAAAAGAAGGTATTAATGATGCATCCGGATAAGTCGGGATTAGATAAAAAATATTTTTTGTTTTTTAGTAGTGCATTTAAAATATTGCATTCGGTGTATGAATTTAGAGAGAAAGCGAATGTAAATTTAAATGAAGAGGTAGAATATTTAGCAGAAAAGAATGATGAGAATCAGGAATTGGTGGATAAATTGAGAGAGAAATATAGTGTGAAAGATTTTAATGAATGGTTTAATAAAGAATTTGAAAAATTAAAAGTAGAAAATGAATATGAAAGTAATGGATATGGTGAATGGTTAAAAAATGTAGAAGATAGTGAAGTATGTAATAATAAAAATGAAATGAATGAAATGATAGATAAAAGAAAGAGAGATTTACGGAGTGTGGTAAAATATAATGGAATAAATGAATTTAATGGTGGCGGATATAATGATTTAGCAAATAATAAACCAGAAGAATATTCTTCAGGAATGTTTAGTAAATTACAATTTGAGGATTTAAAGAAGGCACATGTAGAAAGTGTGATACCAGTAACAGAGGAAGATTATAATCAAAGGTATAGTTCAATGGAAGATATAAAATTAAAACGTCAACAACAAAATTTAAATCCGTTATCGGAGAAAGAGGGGAGAGAATATTTAAATAATAAGAAAACGGGAGAAGATTATGTGGGTGCACAGAGGGCATTTAAATTGGCGACACAAGAGAGAGAAATATTAAAAGGTAATAATAAGTTCTGGAGTTCATTAAAACAAATAAAATAAATAGTAATTTAGTATAATAATTTATGTATATTAATATATAATATGAAATACACAAATTTAGCATTAAGTATATTATTGTTACTAGCAGTAGGATTTCTATATAATAAATTTCAGTTAAATGTAGAGAAAGATGATAAAATAGAGGAATTAAATATAATAAAGAAGTATTTATTAAATGAACATGATTATTATACAATAGATCAATTGAGTGCAATAAAGAAACCGATAATTTGGATACATATAGAATATGATAGAAATTTAAGAAAGTGGGAATCTTTTGGTACAAGAGCGAGTGAAGAATTAAATCAGGATTATTTGTATTTGACGTTGCGTTCAATAATAGATAAATGTAGTGATTATTTTCATGTGATATTAATAGATGATGATTCGTTTGATACATTATTAGAAGATTGGAATGTGGATTTAAAGAAAGTAGGAAATGTGCAAAAAGAAAATATAAGGTGTTTAGCTTTAATGAAAGTGTTGTATAAATATGGAGGAATTTTAATGGAGCCATCATTTATTTTATTTAAAACGTTGAGACCGATATATGAGAAGATAATGAGTGGTGGAAAGCCATGTGTAGGTGAGTTTCAAAATGAAACGGTAGATAGTCATATAATGAATTTTAGTCCGTCATTAAAATTTATAGGATGTATAAAGAATTGTCCGAAAATATATGAGTTAGGGAAACATTTAGAAATATTAGTAAATAGTGATAATACATATAGTTCGAAATTGGAGGGTCAGGTAACAAACTGGTTGTATAATAAGTCGGAAAGTGGTGAAATAAATTATATAGATGGTAAATTTTTAGGTACACGGGATTCAAAAAATAAAAATATAGATTTAGCGAGTTTAATGGGGTCATCATATTTAGATTTAAATATAAATGCGTATGGATTATATATACCACGAAAGGATTTACTAAAAAGAACTGCGTATAATTGGTTTATATATTTAAATACGAAGGAAGTATTAGAAAGTAATACAAATGTAGGAAAATATTTATTAATTTCAAATTAAATAAAATATTTATTAATTTCAAATTAAATAAAATATTTAGTTATAATATAAATGCAGTTCGCGGAGTTAAGTGAGATGATGCCTTCAGTAGGTGGTCGCAAACGTCGTCAGTCAAAACAGCAGAAACAGCAGGAGCAGGGTGGTAAACGTAGAAAGACAAAAGGAAAAAAAGGAAAGAAAGGACGTAAAACTCGCAGACGTCGTCATTAAATAATTTATTTTATTTTTAAGAATCTCTCTAAAAATAAAATAAAATAAAATTATAAAATTTCTTTTAATTTTTGAATGGTTTCGAGAGATAAAGTTTTAGGATAATCTATTTTAAATTTAATAATAAGATTACCAGTAAAAGAATCTCTCTGAAAGCCCAAATTACGTAATACGATATTGGTATTATTATGAATAATCTCTCGATTAGTATTAGTGATTCTATAAGTTTTATTATTAAGATGTGTGATATTAAAATCGATACCAATTAAGGATTGTTTAAATGTGATATTAGAAAAATAAATGAGATTAAGGCCATCTCTCAAAAATAATTCGTGTTCTTTTAATTTAATAATAATTTTGATATCAGAATATTTATAGTTAATGCAGTTACCTTTGTTATTAATTGTAATAATTTCATTATTATCAATAGATTTAGGTAAGGGAATATAGATTCTCTCTTCTTCATACTTAAATATGTTATGATTAAATATGGAGCGTTTAATATTAATAGGAACATTAGCGCCATTATAAGAATCTTCAAAGGTGATATTTAAATTGATAATGATATCTTCATTATTAGGATCATTAGGTGGAGGATTATAAATTTCAATAGATGAGGAGTTATTATTATTAGGTATAATAGAAGAATGATTTTGAATTAAGAATTCATATGCTTGAGTAATTTTATTAAACATAACGGAGTCATCGTTATTTTTGTCGGGGTGGTATTTAAGAGATAATCGTCTGTAGGCTTTTTTAATAGTGTCTGAATCAGAATAGGGTTCAATATTAAGTATATCATAATAGATTTTATTATTAATAGGATTCATTAAACATATATTAAATGAATTATTTAATATTAAATATTTACCGAATATTAATATTATTAAATGAATAGTTCATTAATAATAAAATATAAACCAAAAGAGTTAGATGATTTTAATATAAGTAATTATACGAAAGAGTTAATAAATATATATTTAAAAAATAAAAAATTATTATTTTTAATACATGGAGGAACAGGGTATGGAAAGTCATCATTAATAAATGTATTAATAAATAAGTATTATAAAAATGATAAAAGTAGTATAAATAATAATACAATATATATAAATTTATTGAAAGAACAGGGTATAAATTATTATAGAAATGAGTTAAAAAGTTATTGTCAGATAAATAATTTAGTGAATTTAAAAGAAAAGAAAACAATAATTTTGGATGATTTAGATTTATTAAATGAGCAATGTCAGCAAATATTTAATACATTTATAAATAATTATGAAAATATAAATTTTATAATAAGTTGCAATGATAAACAAAAAATAAAATCGACGATAATAAATAAGTTAGAATTAATAAAAATAAACAATGTAGATGATATTTTTATAAGAAAAAGGATAGATAATATATTAGAAAAAGAGGATTTAAGATTAGATAATAAATGTAAAGAATTAATAATAAGAGCATCAAATATGTCGATACCAAATATGATAAATAATATAGAAAAATTAAATTTAATAATGAAAGATGATGTAATAGATTATAATTTATTAGAAAATGTGAGTTGTAATATAATGATAAATGATATGAGTAAATACATAGAATTATGTAAAGGAGATAATTTAAAGGAGGCAATAGATCATATATTAAAAATGTGTAATAATGGTTTTTCAGTAATAGATATTTTAGAGGAATTTTTTTTATATATAAAATTTCATAGTGATTTAGATGATAAATATAAATATGATATAATAAAACAAATATGTAAATATATAAATATTTTTCATAATATTCATGAAGATTCAATAGAATTAATATTTTTAACTAATAACATAAGAAATATATTTAATAAAAATATAATTTAATAGTAATGTCTATATTTAAAGAAGAGGTTCCAAATGAAATATTATATAATTTTTTAAAAATACACTGCACATTAGAAAATAATTTTTATATATTAGATAAATTAGTTTATAAAAAATATGAATATAATAATCAAATAGATATATTAAAAGATAATTTAAAAGAAAAATATAAAATTTCAAAGAAGTTTTATTTGGAAAGAGAAAATAATTATAATAATTTATTAACAATAATAAGACATTTATGTAAAAAGAATAATATAAATTATGGAAGTAAAATAAAATATGATAAAAATAAGTATAACATTATTTATTATATAGAAAATATAGAATAAATAATATATTAAGAAGAAATACGACGTTTATCAATTTTAGCGGAGGTTAAATAAATAGAATTTTCAGTGCAAATAATGAATACTTCATCAACTTTAAAAATTTTAGCAATAGGACTAGTATATTCTTCGGCATTTTTAACAAGTAATTTTTCATCATTTTCTCTAATACCAATTAGTACTTTTTTTTCTAATGAGTCAACCCAATAGTCAAGCATAATTGGTTTGTCTTCTGTAATAGAAATTTTAGATATATGAGACCATATAGAAGCAGGTGGTAACTGATATTGTTCCTCTTCAGACATATTTATATAAAGTAGTATTGAAAAACTTTAAATACTTTTTTGTGTAAATAATAATAATTTATAAAATATATTATTATTAATATAAATTAATGAGTTTGAATAAAGTAATAACAAGTGTAAACGCTTTAGCGAATTCAGTAGTAATACCTAATGAACAATTAAATAATGTGGTATGTATAGACACAGTAAATAATAGAATAGGTGTTCAAACAGCAAATCCAACAAGAGAGATAGATATAAGCGGGATGTTAAAGACAAATTATATATATTTAAATAATGAAAATAATTCGACAAGTGAATTTGATATAAGTTATGATAATAGTTTTGTAACTTTTAGTAGAGGAATAAAAATAGAAGAAGGTATAAGTTGTGAAAATATATTTTGTAATTTTATAGATTTATCGTCAATAACAGGTGATGTATCATTTACAAATAGTATAGATGTAAGTGGAAATCTATATGTGGATTTATCATTAAATGTAAAAGGTAATATAGATGGAAA